TAGTACACTAAATATACTCCTGTACCACCAAAGTCTGCAACAGTTACTTCCGCACCTCCAGCACTTGTAAGTACCTGAGTATTACCTGCCATTGCAAATCTTACAGGAAGAGTTGTAGTAGTTCCTGTAGGAATTGCATCAGGTATATATACTAATATAAGTCCTCTAAATGGAGTACCGTCAAAGTCTGGCCTAAATTGAAAATCTACAGATGTGTCTGTAACAGTTATTCTCCTAGCCTCAATGGTAGGAACTCCATTAATGTTAATGTATTGGAAAGGAAATCTTGCCATAACATTTCCCTCCTATAGATTAACCCCAATAGGAACCACCATTATTACCATAACCCCAACCATAGAAGCCTCCTCCATAAGGAGTGCTGTTAACAGCTATAAGGTTAGGCCATTGTACAGGTACAGTATTGGGTTGAGAAGCTTTAATAGCATTTACCTCAGACTGAATAGGAGCAAGCATAGCTGCAATTTGAGCAGTTTGGTTAGCATTGTCAATTTGACCTCTAAGCTGAGTGATTATCTCACTTTGAGTATCAATCTTAGACTGAAGCTCCCTTTCCTTGATAGCACAGAACCCATCATTCATAGCTACAGTTTGAGCAGCAATAGCATCAGTGATAGACTTAGCATTTCTGTCTGCCTGTGAGCCTAAAAGATTAGTCTGTTCAATAGTTTGAATTCTTGATTCATATCCTTGCTGAGTTGTAAGGAGTCTGTTATCGCAGCAGCACTGACATAACTGAGCTGCTAACGAAGCATTCCCAGACTGGATAGCATTGATAACTTGTAATCCACTCATACCAATCTGAGAACCAACATTGGTCAATCCAGCATTAAGAGTTGCAAGTGCAGTCTTCATGGAATCAAAGTCACTGTTAGACATAGTAGCAAGCTGCCTAATGTCTGCATCAGTTCCTTGAATGGCGTTCATAAGAAGGTCAGTGTTGTTATAAGCAGTTGCCTGAGCACCAAGAGATGCTGCAGCAGCACCACTGCCATTACCACCAAAGCCCCAGTTACCAAACCCTCCATTTCCAAAGACAAGTCCTAAGAGAAATCCAAGAGCTCCACCAGCAAGACCATTGTTACCAAACCAACCATTGTTATTGTTGTTTCCATAAGCAAGCCAAGCAGGGACTGAATCATTACCAAAAACATAAGTTTTAGAATCTTCTGCCATAATTTTACTTTACTTTAATTGTTATACATTTGTTTTGTAAGCTTACGGTGCAAAGGTAAGTAAAGTATTTCATGGAAGACAATAATACTAAAGCCCCCCACAGATTGCTCTGTGAGAGGCTTTTTGTTAGTAATGTTTTTTAAAATTTATTTAATTAAATTCTTTCCCTTTGAATTATTGGTTAGTTGTACCTTTTCACCGATGTCACAACTACTCTTGCGTATAAGTTCCTGACATAATCTCTGTTTCATATATCCAAGATACGGTTAGCTGATTGTGCAGAATATCAAAATACGAATGTATAATCGGGGCAAGTGTTACGGTATTGCCAACTTCTTGGTAGCGTAATACAGCATCAAGAATAGTTCCGGCTTTTGCATATTCAAGCAGTCTTGGGCCTGCTTCGGATAGTACGACATCGACATAGTCAAGGTCATAGGACACATCAATATAAAGATGGTCTTGTTGTGCAGGCTATGTCACTTTCCACTCTCCTCCTTCAAATACTTTCTCAGTTATCTTATCTGGATTACTAGTATCTATCCATAATACTTGATTATCTTCGGGCTCATAAGGCCCTTTAACTATTGCTTTAATTTGTTGCATTTTTCTTCAATTTAATATATTTATCTAAATCTTTTTTATACCAAAATAACTCTTTAAATCCTGTTTGTTTCTTACCTTTGGGTAATTTACCATCTTTAACTAGATTATCAAATGTAGCTCTACTTATATTAAGATATGTATAAGCTTCATATTTACTCATTGGTTTGTCTTTCCTAGTATATCTCTTTAAGACTTTAACTATTTCTAATCCATCTTCTTCTGAGATATTACTATTGCCAGCATCTATATCATCTATTACCTTAAGCAGTAATTCCTTTATAACATGTATCATGTCTTAGACTTTTGATGTAAATATAATATCAAGAATAATACTATACCTGTAATAATTATATGTACTAAGAATAGCTCTATATCTGTTACTGGAATACCTATATAATAATCATATGAAGATAACACATCATTAATAACTATATAGTGTAGAAACATTCTATGATAACTACAGAATCCAAAACAGAAACTAGCTAGGTATAGAAAAATCAAAGGTAATAATGAAACACAGCCAATATATGATAATATCACTAAGTCAATACCAAAGTAAGAAAGAGTACAGTTTAATAAAGATACTAAAGCTAATAACATTGGTATTACCTTTAATACTCCTATTGTAAGTTTATGAAGTCTTTTTTGTTGTAATCTTTCCTCCACACTCAAATCTTCTTCTAGTCCTAGTTAAACTTGGAGTATGTACAAGAGGCTTAGGTCTCTTTGTTGCTTTAGCTTTAGGCTTTACTTTCTTGGTTGCCATTATTCAGTAAATGTAAGAGTTATCTTAGTCATACCTAACTTACCCTGAGTAGGAGTAATCTCAACAGTACCAGCAGTCAGAGATGAAATAGAATAGCTTTGACTCTTAGTTTCCAGAGGAATGGTAACAGTCGCTTTTTTCATGGCATCCTTACCACTCGTAGGAGTTACTTCAACAGAAGCACTAGAAGCAGTCACAGCCTTGTTGTCTTCAAGATTAAGAGTCTTACTAATTAAAGACTTAAGTGATAAATCATCCTCTCTCCTGTAGATAGCAGAGATTTCTTTACCATCACTAGTGAGCTCAGCAAAATATTCACCGGGCTTTACATAGTTGGAGTCACCAACTTCGATATTAAACTTTAATTGCTTTTTCATATTTATTTAATCTTATTTATTTCTAGCTTAAACTTCCAGCTGCTCCCCATCCAGTAACATTTGCAACTTTTATTTGGTCCATCTCCATGTGGTCACACCATATTGCAATCTGCTGTCCTGACTGTGTAATTGTGTCTTGGCCTTGAACTACAAAACCAAGAAAAAATACATCATTACCAGAGCCAAAAGTTGTGTCTCCCCCAAGCGCGTTATATGCTGCAGACGATACAGTAGAGTTATAGAAGGGGTAAAAATTATTATCTCCAAGCATTATACCTGCATAATTATTGGGGTCTAAAAATATATCAAACCAAGCTGTCTCTGTGTAAAGTACCGTATATGGTTCGCTGCCACCAAGTAGACTGGGAAGTCCTGCACCCGTCACTTCTCCAAAATATGGACAAGGCAGAAATCCAAAGCGGTCTTGGCAGCTAAAGAGAATATATCCACCAACCTCATCATCAAATATTATCCCATATGTTGGAGTATAGGTGGGGGTATATGCCCCCCCAAAAACAAGGTCAGCATCATCAAGAGCACTCTCTGTAAATCGCAGATAAGAATTTATTGTATATTCGTCCCAGACTGGATAATGATGTTCTGGTTCATCTGAATCATCTATTTTAAGTATAACTTCTTTGGAGTTAAAATTACTTAACCACTCTGCTGACATCTCTGGCAACTCTGTGTAACCATTCATCCTCAGGTCCTCTTCTTGGGCACTTGTAATACTTATAACATTGTCAGAGCCGCCACCTTGACCAAGAATAGTCTCCATGTCTAAATTATCCTTTCTTCTTTGGACAGAAGTTGGAGTTTTACCATCAGCAGAAAGAGTTACAAAAAACTCTCCTGGTTTTACATAATTTACATCACCTATCTCTAAACTAGGCTTTATTTGTTTTCTCATATTATTTAATTATTTCTTTTAAATCTTCAAAGTTACTAGCATTCTCTCCTCTTTGTATAGCACTAGCTAAAACAAAGTTTGTAAGAGTAATAATCTGCTTTCTATTCTCAGATAATTCCTGTTTTAGACTTTCAACCTCTTCCTTTAATTCTCCATTTTGAGTCTTTAGGTCTTCAATCATGTCTTCGTACATTTTCTTATATGCATTAAGTGCTGCATCAAAATTCTGTACCTTAGAACTAGTGACCTCTTCATTATATTTTCTACGACTGAACAACCAGCCAAAAAAGGTACCAGCAAATGCTGTTGCTAAGTATCCTACTATTTCCCAAATGTGTTCCATTTTATTTTACTGCTGATTTTTTATTTATTTGTTTCTCTTTTAATCTGGCATCTGTAGCAGCCTTAGATTTATCGAAAGCAAGTCTTTCTTTATCTAATTGAAGCCTTGCATCAAACTGTCGCATAGATTCCATTAGTTTATCTTTAGCTTCTTGAGAATAAACAGGCTCTTCAATACCATCTTCAACATTAGCATTTGCAGAAATAGTAGCAACTAAAATCTTAGTTTCATTATCTCTAGCATTTAATTGGTCTTTTTGCTCAAGTTCAGCTTGTTGCATTTGCATCTGTAATTGTGCTTGCTCTTGCTGAGCTTGTAATTGTTGTTGTTGAGCTTGTTCTGCTCTTTGTCTCATATCTCTTTCATCCTTCTCTACAAACTTTTGTTTCTCAGCAATAGAGCTGGAGCTATAAAGTTTCATAATAGTAGAGAATGACAATGCCTGATTTTGTAATGCAGCCTGTGCTAAAACATCAAGTTTAGAGTTAAGGTCTTGAGTAGCATTACTGTTATCAACTACAAGTCCATAATCACACTCTGCAAATTCATCTCCATCAATGTCAACAATTTGTAAGGAATAGTCAGGCAGTATGTACTGGAATTTTTTACTTCTCCCTCTAAGAGCAACTTTAGCTGTCTCTAAGAAGCATTCAAGCACTCTCTTCTTAAGGTCATCATGGATAGTAAAGAGCCACTCTGTAATATGGGAAGATTGTAAAGTAGCCCTTTCTACTCCTCCCACAGTTTCTCTATTGGCAATTTGTCCTTCTCTTTGCTTTGTAATACCAGCAACTTCTGCCATCTCAAGCTTTATAAACTCAAGTAAGTTAATTTGCTGCTGTATAGAATTACCCAGTTCTGCATCAATTACTCCAGAAGAAGCATTATTAAGAGCTCCTGCAAGTTTACCTGTAGCAGCACCTATATTACCTTCCTTAAAGGAGTCAATTACAGCTATGCCATTAGTCTTAGCATAGTATAACCATTTATCAACTGTCCATCCTGCAGGAACTTTTGATAAGTCAAGAGTAATAATCTTACCCCAGTTCTTAGCTATAAGTTTGTTAAGTCTATCATGAATGACATCATATAAATAGTTATACTTCTTCATCATATCAACTAAGGAGAATGGTCTAGCATCATTAAGATTGTAAATAGAACCAATAATTCCAAAGTGACATCTTGAAGGATTGCTAAGTCTATTATATTGAATAGGTCTGGGTCTCATATTTACATAGACATCTTTACCTATCTTAGTACCTTCCCAAGCCTCATTAATCCAGAATATCTTTTCTTCCTCACCAAGAGACTCGTCAGGAACATAAGTTTCAGGGTAGAAATTATAAATCTCCTCACCAGTCTCTGGGTCATAGGATTTAATTTCTTTAATTTTTCTTCTAGATTTCCAGAATACCCTACACACTCTTACATTACCACACATATCATAAGGAAGAAGACTGTCTATCTCATCATTGGCAAAGAGTGACGCAGGGTCAAGAAAATATTCCCCTTGAAGTATAGTATCACCAATCATGTGAGTATTGACGAATCCCATCCTATCATCTATATTATCCATAGAATCAGTGTCTCCAGCATCATTGGCAAAAGGAATACTCTCTATATACTTAATATCTTTATCAGTTAATACATCATAGTAAGTATCAATAATTTTACCAGGAGACCAGTAGTCTTCCAGTATAATCATATCGGCATCTTCAACTCTATTAGAATATCCTGATTTGTATATTCTTACTTTTTGAGGATTTAATCTTTCAATAACCGGTTCTCCCCCTACAATATCACATTGGTATAGCTCTTCTGCTACAGCCATTGCATCCATAAAACCCTGATTGAACATAAAAGGAATATTGTACTCCTTCATATAATGCTGAAGAAGTGCATTTCCTCTTATTTCTCTCATGTCTTGCCATTCATAAGAGTAATACTCTCCAAGTCTTTCAAGCCTTTGATTAAATTCATCCTCAGATGCTACATTCTCTGCAATCAATTGTAACAAAGAATTAAATACTTGCTCCTTCTTTTCATTCTCAATTTCAGAAATAGCATTGGGATTAGTAACAATAACTTTAAAATCAAATATTCTCTTAGACTCTTCACCTCTTAGAACATTAAGTTTAGAATTCATAATAGGGTAATGCTGAATCTTATCTGGGATGAACCCAGCATCAAGATTCTCAGGATTCAATATTAATTGAAGATCCTGCATATGCAGTATCCCATTAAGTAAATCATAATTAATCCTCTTATGAATTACAGACTTTCTAACTGGACTATATGTAATTGTAGCTTGGTCAGTTCCCCAATCAACACAAGCCTTCCTCCACCTCTTTCCTTTTGAAGTGAAGGACAATTGTTGAGGAGGAAATCCTTTATAAGTTTCTTTCATATAGTATCTTTAAATTTGCTACAAATGTAAATATTATATTATAATATTCCAATAGAATAAATAAAAAATTAAGGGTATTCTTAACTTTTACTAAATTTACTGTTTAACTAGTCTATTATCATAATTCCTAGAGAAGAATGAATCATTACCTAGATAATTAACATTAGTACTTTCATCTCTTTCAGCACTCATATCTCCATGATATAGAATGTTCTTTTCTTCTCTATAAAGCATTACCATACCCATAGCCCTAATACGGTCAACATTAAGTTCTGGAGTATAAGCAGCTAGCTCTTCAAGAAGTGCTCTATTTCTAATAGTGTACAGCATAGGAATGGTAACCTCCAATGGGTTACCATTTTCATCTTTGGTTACCATATTTACAGGTTTAAGTAACCAATCTCTTAGTAATCCATTAGCATAGTCATTAATAGCAGGCCCTGCATTTACACCATACTTATTACTACCAAAAGCACTATATTTAATTAATTGCTTCTCTCTAAGGTATTCTGGAGTCTCTGCTAATAGATGAGTACAGTTCATCTTTGAAAAGTATGCAAATATACCTTTCTTATTAGATTCAAATAAGCATTTAGCGTTATAGAATAGACACAGTTTCCTTACTATCTCAAAATTGTCATCAGCAAATAACTGTCTTCCAGTGTATTCTGCAACAATTTTATCTGTAAATAAATCAAATACAAATGTAGAACTTAAAGAAGTAGATTCTGCTTGGTCATTATCAACAGGGTCATGTCCTATTATATACCTACCACTGAATAATTTTCCTTCTCTATTTCTTTCTGGCATCTCAAAGATTTCTATAGCTCCTCTTGTAGAGTTATCTACACCATATTTATGTATAGGGATATCTCCAGTAGGAGTAAATTCTACATTACCATTTCTAACTACAAGGTCTCCTACATATACATCATTATAGGCTTTGGGGTCTTCATCAAGCTGTGCAATCCGTTCATTTACAGATGCTGTTGGGAAATAAGAGGCCTTAACTTTTATAATAGCCTCAGCAGGGGTTATAGGGTCTTCCGCAATTACTCTTAATACAGATTGAGGGTCTGCAGAGTATTTAGCTTTATATCTGGCCATTAAAATCTCCAGAAGAGCTTTAATTACATCAGATACACCATCTTCATTATAGCACCCAGACCTATTTATATAAGAAGGAAAGAAAAACCCAAAGTTAGCTTTACCCTGACCTTTCTTATCAAATACATTTTTAATAGAGTAAATATTATATCCTTCTGGGTTGTATAATAAGGTTTTAGCTGAAGTAAAGTCAGATTCATCCTCTGCAGCAGTATTATGGGTTATAATATTATTAGCTAGGTAAGTATGACTTAATCCTGCTGTTAAATTATATACTGTTTGCTCTCCTAAATCTTCTACTTCTTTAACAGTACTTACAATAATATCTTTTGGATAATTTCTTTCTTTTTTACTAGGATTACTTGTATAATAGTTTATAATCTTTTTTAGATTCTCCCTTTTGTGAGCTACTAGTAATTGTAGAGTTTCGGCAGCTTTTACAGCATTGTATCTGCCTGAAATTGTTAAAGTGTACCAAGGATTCTTGTCTTTTCTATCCTCTCTTATAGTCGGATTAGTTTTAGTAATTGCTCCAACTACTCCAAACTTTCTCCATAAT